CCTGCTGTGGTTACACCTGTAATTGTATCTACTTTTAATTGACTAGCCATTATGCAAGGTCTCCGTGTATTGAACTTCCAAAATTATCATAATCTTCAAACCCACCTGCATAATTTATGCTATTCATTTTGTAACTACCTGTGGCAATGTCTGAGTTTGCATTTAAACTTGCAAACAATCTAGCACCACTTATTCCTAAACAAGCCGATACAGAATAATCGTCATTATTCATATCATTAGTAATAACTACAGAAGTAATACCCGCACCACCATCAGTTAGAGAAGCTACATTAAAACTATCTTGAATTGTATGAGTGTTACTACTAATAGTTGCAGAACACCAAACTTTCGCTAATCCTTGTTGTAGATTAGTCGTAGCACTACCTTCACCTTGAATAGTAATAGATGTTTCTGCTGTTTGTCCTTTTATAGTATCTACATTTAATTGACTTGTCATACAATGCTCCAATAACCATTAACAGTTACTGTTGCCGACTGTGTTATAGGACCTGCACTAACTCCATTCTCATCACTATCTATCGTAATATCGGCACTTATAGTATTGCCATTTAATCTTATAATACTATTGTTCCCTTTAAACGGGTATCTTGTATCTGATTCTGTTTTTGTATATGAGTTAGCTACAGAGAATGTATCGTAGACTATCATCTCAACAATATCATTTAAAGTTGCACCTGTTACCAACACAACAGATGTTCCAGTTGTTGCTGCATAATCAGTTCCTGCTTTAAGTAATACACCATTCTGGTAAACATCCATATACAAACTATCTGGATAACTTAACGTAAGTGAATTAGCATCACTACCAGTAAATGAAGTTTGACTTGCAGTTGCTTGATATACAAATCTACTTCTTACTCCAAATTGTTCTGACCTTCCTATATAGGGCATATATTAATCCGTTGGTTTTGTTGGGAAAGCAAACCCATTATCTGTCATGCTTTTGTATGTTTTTGTTATATCTCTTAACGCTTGTCTATAAGTTTTCATGTTGTCTGTCATAGTTACATCCGACAACGCATAAAAATCTGTTTCTGTTAACAATTTGTTTCTTTCGTTTCTTAAATCAACTAAATCTCTACCAGCTTGTCCATCTGACCATGCTTTTTCTTCTGCATCTCTTGCTTTTTCTTCCTCAGCAGTTAATTGTATTCTGGTATCGTTAACCATTTTATATCTAACCATTATCTAACTCCATATAATTTAACTGTGCCACTGGCAATATTACCACTACTAAAATAAAAACGAATACCATTTACAACATTAGCAACATTAGCAGGTATTAATTGACCCGCTAGTGTAGAAGAATTAGGAGAACCATCAGTATTAGCTATGTTTGACATTCCTGTAATAGCACATGGTCTTGTTGTGCTATTCACATTTTGCAAATGTGCGTTAAGTGTAAGACCCTCTCCTGTAGCATTTCCCATTGGACCATGAGATATTTTGCAAAGTGTTGAAGTGCCATCTTGATTGTCATAAGCACTACTAGACATGGCGGCAGTTTCATATCCGTATATATTTCCAGTTTGAATAGAACCACCCACGAAAACTCTTATATACATGTGCACATTGTCGGTAGCAGGTAAAAACTCTGCTTGTATCATGTAATGGTCATAAGTAGAGTTTATATAAGTTGAATCTATATCATACTCCGACACAGCACTTGTTATACTAGCGTTCAATAAACGAACTAAAGCACCTACTGTTGTAAAATTTGTTCCCTCATCTAAAACTTTTGTTAACGCCACTTATAACTCCTATGCGTAAGGACTTGTTCCTAATGTGCTTGTGTCCCAAGCTGCTTTTAATTTAGCAATCGTATCTGCATTACTAATTGCCGAAGCTGCGGGTGCATCTCTTAATGCAGTCTTTGCATTTTTAGCAGTTGTTTGAGCAGAACTATCTCCTGCCTCTAATGCTTTCATAAAGGCAACATCTTGTGCTTCAAGTAAATCTTTTCTTACTTCTCTTATTTTATTTTTAAAAATTACCTTAGCTGCTGTTACATCTTCTGTAATAGTTGTTCCAGACAAACTCCAAGCATTTCTAAAATGCCTGTCTGATGGCACAGTAGCGGTAGAAGCATCTATGCTATTGCCATCTTTATCCATTATCATTGTTTTCGCCATATTAAATCTCCTTATGCTACTTCTTGGCTCTTATTAACATTTTCATCAATCTTCCAAGCATTACGCCATACTCTTGTCGCTGGAAGTTGATTCTTTCTACAAATCACTAATCTTGGTTTATTAGCTTTTTCGTAATCTCGCCACACTCTTTGTGGTATATCTTTCATAATTAAATACTCTATTGCCTTTTCTTCTGTCATCGCTTCAATCGGTTTTGTGTTATGAAGTAAATAACCTCTTGTATGATTTTTAAAATCTGGTTTTGCTTCATCTTTAGCTAATTCCCAATATACCTCAACTGGAGGTAAAATACCACCTTGCAATGCACAAGCCATCCAATTAGGGTCAGGGTGTGTAATCTTTGCAG